GCTGATTGTAGTGGGCGGGGGATCTGCTCCCGCCCCGACTCCGACGCCCAGCACGGGTCAATATGTGTTGGTGAAGGGCGACAATGTCAGGGTGCGCTCAGGTCCTTCCAAGGACTACAAGACGATTCTGATCGCGCACAAAGGGAACCGCTTCGACTACCTAGGTGACGATCCTGAGACGGGCTGGTATCATATAGCACTCGGCCAGAACGTGGACGGATGGATCACGAACAAAACCAAGTATACGGAGTTAGTATGACACAGGAATTAATCACAGCCATTGTAGTGGCTGCTCTCGGGTCACAGGCATTGTATGCCATCGTTCAATTTATTATTGAGAAACTCAAGAAGCCATCGAAGCTGGAGATCGGGATCCGGCTGATGCTTCAGGACAAGATCAAGGAGATCGCCACGGCGGCTCTGATCCGCGGAGAAACTACTCCAAGCGAGAGGACGTACATCGTCAACTGCCATGAGGCCTACAAGGCGCTCAAGGGCGATGGCGAAATGAAACTGCTATTAAAGGATTACTTTGCGCTTAAAGTCAATTATGAAAAGGAGTGAATGTCATGGAAAAGCTTGAGCATAGAGACTGGGTATCCTGGCTGAAGTGGGCGGGCATCCGTGCGCTGAAGACGGTCGCGCAGGCCGCGATCGCAGCCATCGGGAGCACGGCTGTCTTCACAGAGGTGAACTGGGCGGTGGTTGGATCCACGGCTCTGCTCGCGGGGGTTCTTTCCCTCCTCACCTCGATCGCAGGCATCCCTGAGGAGAACCTCTGAATTACACAATAGTTACACGAACGTTTTGAAAGTACTGGTAATAAAGCGTTCTCGGTGGGTTCGAGTCCCACTTCCGGCACCAGTAACGAAAAACCCCACTAAATGTGGGGTTTCTTTTTATTTGCGGGCACTTCCTATAGACGAGTTGCGACAGATTTCTATAAAAATGCTATCAGATTTGCAGTTTTGCGACACGAAAGTTACATGAAAGTTACATGAAAACCCAGCAAAAAATGCCTAGTTTTCCGCATTGATCAGGTTCTCATAATAGGAATTGACTTCCGTGCTGACCTTAATCATCTCATCGGTGAAGGTGTGCTGATACACGGACTTCATCACGTTCGGAGTAGACCAGCCGCCCATTTCCATCAGATACTTCTCAGGAACATTCAGCTGCAGGCCTACGGAGGCGAACAGGTGCCTGAGGTCGTGGAACCGGCATGGCTTGACGCCTGCCTTGTCCAGCACACGCTGGAACCGCTCGAACAGCATCTCCCTGGAGCGGGTGACGAGGTAGCCTTCCCCTGCCTTCCAGGCGTCCGTCTGCTCGATCAGCCGCATGATGTACTCAGGGATCAGGAGCTTCCTTGTGCGGTCGTATGCCTTCGTCAGTTCCTTGTGGATGTGCTGATGGGCAACGGTGACCACAGTCTCCTCGATGTAGAGGACGCCCTGCCGGATCGAGAACACCTTGATCCCTCGAATCTCGGAGACGGACAGGGAGAGCCACATGGCGAGGAGCACAGGAAGCTCGATGTCCGTACCCTTCACCGCGTGGATCACCTCCGCCGGCGTCGGAAGGTCGCGGAATTGCTTCGGCTTCTTGGGAAGTGTGATGTTCAGCTGGATGTTCGGATCGGCGGCGCGGAGTGACGCACTCAGCAGTCCGAACCTGTTGCAGATCGTCTTTGCCGTGACCGGCTTCCCGTGCATGCTGACAGCCTGGCATTCCTCGTTGACCGCGTTCTGCACGTCCAGATTGGTCAGCTTGCCGATCGGCAGCTGCATGATGGACGGGAACATGACTTCGGCGTACATATCGTATCCGTAGATGGTAGACGGCGACAGGATACTCCGCTTGCTGTCGATGTAGGCCTTGACGGCCTCTGCCACCGTGGGACCCGTCCGCACTCTGCGATTCTTAGCATACCTAAACTCATTCGCGAGTTGTTTGACCTCGTTCTTGGTGGGTGCGGTGAAGGAATAACTCTTGCCGTCCACCCTGATCCGTGTGTTGTAGTTTCCGGAAGGAAGCTGGTTGATCTTCATGGAAATCACTCCCTGTAGTCCTGCAGTAAGCAGTTAAATACCTTAGATTCAGCAAGGCAGTCCGATAGTGATCTATGGGCAGTCTCTCTGTAAATGCCGTAATGAGAACAGAGCGTTTCCAGCTTATGGTTCTGGACATCTGAGCCGCGCTTCAGAACCTTCTGCGCGAAGGGAAGCATGTCGTAATACTTTACATCTAGCGGAACATCCAAACCGGAAGTGAAAAGGAACTTCATATCAAAGTCCAAATTGTGCCCGGCAATGTTCGCTCCGGCAATGAACCCCTGCAGCTGGTCGCGGATCGAGGCGAACGTAGGAGCGTCTTCTACCATCTCCTCGGTGATCCCGTTGATCCTGACGGTCTCCTCAGGAATCTCCGTGCAAGGGTTGATAAGGGTAGTAAAGGCTTCAGCAGGCTCGTCAAGGCTGTTCTTGAAATACAAAGCCGTCACCTCGGTGATTCTGCTCGACGATGTGTGCAGGCCTGTGGTCTCGACATCGATGAAAACAAGCGGGAACATGTTGGCGATTTTTGTCTTGCGAGTAATCGGTCTGTATGGGAGCTCCGGAAGATCCTTCAGATACTGGCGATTAACCTTCGCGCCCTGGATAGGAGTGATCTCCACGAGCGGGATCGATTCAAGCTCAGCCTCAAACTGTGCACATTTCTTCTGACGGGAGGCCTCTCGTTTCCTCACATCAGCCATGTGCGCTTCAAACTTCTTCTTCTTTCTGGATTCGTTGTCAATGAGGATTCCAGCAACGACGAGACCAATCCCTCCAAACATCGCGATCGGTCCCGCCGGAGCAGAATCAATGACAAAAACAGAAAGAATGAACGAAATGGACCCGACGACTATGAGGATATAAGGGATATATTTCTTCATGGTTCCTCCTATGATTTAGCGCCCAACTGCGGCACGAACATGCTGTTCGATCAGGGACACAGGGAGGCTGCTCTGCCAGTCCCCGCGCCGGACGTGCTCCAGCTCGTGATTGTATGCCTTCAGCCGCGCCGCCATATCAAGCTTAGCGTTGATATAGATGTTGTAGTTGCCATCCTCATCCAGCAAGGTTAGCCCCCTCACGCCTGCCGGCATATCTACGATTCTCACGATTTTCTCTTCCACGATCTGATCATTCCTTTTAAGATTTCTAGTTCTTCAGCAGTGCAAAAGCGAGCCATGTCCATGAATGCCCGATACTCTGGATCACGAGCGAGCTGCTCAACCAGGGCATCACGTTCCGAGTCATCAACCTCCCTCCCTAGCAGATAATCCACACTAACATGAAAATAGTCCGCAACTCTGGACAGTTTGTCTGCAGAAGGTGCCGATCTGTCCCACTTTGTAATCGTTCCGCGCCCAAAGTGCAGTTCGTCTTCTACGGAGGAAATTGTCTTCCCCTGCTCTTTTGCAAGGGCATCAATCCGATCCCTCACTGTTAACACTTTATTCACACTTTCTGAGCAGAATCGTATTGACTATAAGAAAATCCTCTTGTAAGATACGGTCATAGGGTTTAAGAAAACTTTCTTCCAATCAATAAGAACGCTCGCTTAATGATTTCTGGCAACTTCATTATACGAAAAAATTCTTAGACCCGCAACCGCTAGATATGGGAGGTGAAAAGGCAAATGAAACTATATGACAGAATCCGCGAACTGTGCGAAGCACGAGGGATGTCCGTAGCCGCGCTGGAGAAGGTTTGTGGGTTCGCTCCATGCTCTGTCCAGAAGTGGAACAAGTCCGCGCCGTCGGCATACAAGCTCAAGGCTGTAGCTGAGGTCTTCGAGATGTCGTTGGACGATCTGCTGGCAGAAGAACCGCTAAGAAAGGAGGCATGAAATGAGCGCGATTAACGAGACCGTCCTGATGATCGCGGTGGGCGTGATCTTCTGCTCAGTGGTTCTCTGCGGATCGTTCGGAGCGCATGTGGCATCGATCTGGCTGAAGAACAGGAGAGAGGAACGCAGGCTGGAGATCAAGATGAGGGAGCTCCGGAACGAAGACCGCCTTCAGGAGGAACGGAAGAACTGGTGGGCGCTGACACAGCAGCAGAGCCAGACGATCAAGGAACTGAACGATAAGGTCCTTGAGTTGTCCAGGAACTACGAGATCAACAAGAGCCTGCTGGCGAAGGCCGAGAAGCTGAAGGTGATGTGATGGACCTCGGACGGAGAATCCTCGGGATGATGGTGATGCGGGGGATCAGCGTGGACGAAATGGCGAACTACCTCTGCATGCACAGGGCAACGTTTTACAGACGCATCAACGATCCTGAGACCTTCACCTTCGGAGAACTCAAGAGAGCGGCGAAGCTGCTCAGGACCTCAATCAGCGAAATCATAGGAAAGGAGTAAAAGGATGAGTAAGAAAAATGCCTTGCACAGAACCGGAACTTCTGAACAAGGCGCAAGACGAATCTCTATTTGGCATCGTATCACCTTCCGCGCCGGAGCGCAAGTCTTAGCCGCCGCGATGATCCTCTCACCGATCACGGCCAGCGCGGACATTGACGACGAGCCTCAGATCATCGTGATCGAGCTCGCCGATCAGAGCAAGCACATCTACGCACCCAACAAGACCATCGTCGCCACTCATGAATACGACTGGGATGACGAGACAATTGACGCCGTCGCGTCGATCTACTGGGCAGAAACCGGCAGGGGCGACAGGGCATACAAGGAGAAGCTGGCGATCACGCAGCTGATCTGGAACCGCACCCAGTACGGCGATCCCTTCCCGGACAATGTCCTCGATGTCTGCCTCCAGCGCGGCGAGTTTAACCGCGGGCACATCAGCGACAGGAACCGCGAACTGGCGAGGCTGAACCTCAACAAAGTCAGGAGCCAGTCCGAGGGATTCTATCAGGGGATCGAGATGTGGGACAGCGCGATCTACATGACCAGAGAAGGCGGGAGCGGGATCCTGACCTTCCAGGACGACAAATGGGTAACAGTTTGGAGGGTAGAAGAATGAAATCAGAAGTCCGTTTTGACTATATCAATTCAATCGTCAAAAAGATTGTTTACGCCAATCTGGAAGGCGCGAACCTCAGCATCAGTCTGGACAGGAGCTCCCTCCACATCTTCGACCGCGATGACGGTCACAAGATCGTTGCATCCGTCCACATCGAGCATGTGGACTTCGCAGAGATGGGCGACATCATCGCAGACTACACCGAGCGCGGCGAATATGAGCAAATGCTCTACTGCCTCCGGAAGTTCCGCGAGAACCTCAAGAAGGAGGAAGAACCATGCGGCTGAGGTGTGCGAACGACCACGATCTGACAGGCAGGAACCTGCCTGTGGACGATGTAGGGATTGAGTACTGCCCGATCTGCGGGAGCGAGGACATCTACGAGGTCGACAACTGCCAGCACTGCGGGGCCGAGTACCGGCTCGATGATGAGGAAGAAGCATTTGAAGGCTGCTGCCGGAGCTGCTTCGACAAGGCGAGGGATCAGCTGGTCGACTACCTGAAGGAACAGAAGGAGATGTCGCCCTGGGCGCGGTCCGTGATGATCGACGCGATGCCCTTCCTGGAACTGGACGAATACTAATTGCAAGAGATTGAAAGGAGAATTCCAAAATGAAAAAAGCTACTGAGCTTATTGAGATAAAGCCTATTGAAACCAAGACCCTGCCGATCCGGATCGTCGGAGACTCCCCGCTGATCGTTCACGCCTGGAGCGCGAAGGCAAAGCGCGAGATGCTGGAAAAACAGATCGGGACAACGAAGACGAAGGCCCGTGATCAGAAGAACCCCGTTGAGGACTTCTGCAGTTCCCTTTATTGGTTAGACCCTATGCCGGAAGATTTTACCCGTGAATCTGTCGCTGAAGCGATGAAGCGTATGCCGCGGTTTGGATTCCCTGTGACAGGGATCAAGCAGGCCGCTCTTTCTGCCGCTTACAGGCTTGGATGGGCAAAAGACAAAATGAGTATGCGAGGATCGTTTTTCCTGATTGCTGATTCAAACGGGTATTATTCCGGAGATCTGGAAATCGACTACGACCGCAAGGCCGTGAAGGTCATCCCGAATGTGTTCAAGCCTGACAGCCTTGCAGAGATCAAATCTTCGGCTCCTCCTTCCATGCGTGAAGATATGGTGCGCGTTGGAATGGGAACGGCGGATATCCGTTACCGCGGCCAGTTCACTGATTGGCACATGGACCTGACCATCTCGTATAACGAAAACGGCCAATATTCCATCGAGCAGATTATCAACATCATCAACGCTGGCGGATATGCCTGCGGAATTGGCGAGTGGAGACCTGAGAAGGACGGCCAGTACGGCATGTTCCACGTTGAGCCCGCGTAATGCGGGCTCAGGCTCGGCAGGCAAGGCACGGCCGCGTTCGGTGTGTTATGGCGAGGTTTGGCGCGGTTAGGCCAGGCGTGGCGAGGTACGGCAGGCTAGGTTGGGCAAGGCCCGGCCAGGCCGGGCAAGGCACGGTTGGGTGCGGCAGGGTTCGGCAGGCGTGGATAGGCGAGGCGCGGCCGGGCTAGTTTGGGTGAGGTCTGGCAAGGTGAGGCAGGCAAGGCAGAGTAGGCTTGGGCGGGGCGCGGTATGGTGGGGCATGGTAAGGCAGGCAAGGTCCGGCAAGGTACGGTCTGGCGCGGCAAGGTATGGCAGGCAATAAGCCTGAAAGGAGAAAGAAGAATGTTCATCTACGAATGGAAACCAGCGACATGTATCAAAGCAGACCCCAATGTAGCCGCCGAAGTGTTTGACGAGCTGACAAAGACCGTAGGGCTGACACCTGAGAACCTCGTGAACGCCAGCGCGGAGGAAGACGCCCCCCTGCACAACGAGTTCGAGTGGAACGATGAGAAGGCCGCCGAAAAGTACCGTGTGCACCAGGCGGGGCATCTGATCCGTTCGATCGTTGTCAAGTCCGTGCCTGATCCTGAGGACGAGGAGAAGCCGGTCGTTGTCCGAGCCTACATGCAGGCGGGAACCGAGAACTATGAACCGATTAGGGTGATCAGCTCCGACGAGGAAAAGCGCAGCATCCTTCTGGACCGCGCCCTGAGAGAGCTTGTGTGGTTCAAGAACAAGTATTCGGTTCTCTCGGAACTGGCGAGCGTGTTCACCGCAATCGACGCACTCATGGAGGCAGACAATGAGGTATGACGAGATCCAGCGCATCAGCGCAACGCTCAAGGCCGTGGACGTGAAGGGCAAGGAATACATCGCCGTCAACCAGCGTGTGATCGCGTTCCGCAAGCTTTACGAGGAAGGAAGCATCACGACCGACCTGATCCATTTCGACGGCGGCGTGTGTGTTGTGAAGGCAACGATCTGGGACGGCGATCACGTGATCGCGACAGGGCTGGCCTACGAGAAGGAAGGCAGCACCTACATCAACAAGACCTCCTACCTTGAGAACTGCGAGACAAGCGCGGTCGGAAGGGCACTCGGATTCCTGGGAATCGGCATAGAGGACTCCATCGCATCGGCAGAGGAAGTGGAGACGGCGGTCATCAACCAGGCAACCGATCGTGACATCAAGCAGATCGACAAGGAAGTCGAAGGTCTCGCGTCCATGCTGGAGCCGAACCCCGCCCTGCGGATCTCGCGGATCGACAAGTACGTTTCGTCCATCTTCAAGGGCAAGAAGTACGACCAGCTCTCTGCTCCGGAGAGGGCTGCCGTCAAGATCCGGCTCGCGAAACTGGTCGCTGACATGCCCAAGAACGGGAGCGAGATCAAGACGGTGGTGATCTGATGAAACTGGCGGCGAAGGAATTGCGTCTGGTCCCGGCGTCAAAAGGAGTGTACTGCTCCTTTTACGTCCGGGATCCCGGAGAGATGGAACAGCAGATCCGCTCCCTGTCCGACTCGGACGTGTGGGTCGAGATCAGCAAGATGCAGGACGTGAGATCCCTGAGCGCGAACGCTTACTTCCATGTCCTTGTCGGCAAGCTTGCAGCTGTACTTGGAGTCAGCCTGGACGAGGAGAAGAAACATCTGGTGCTCAGATACGGATCCCTCAAGCGTGACCAGAACGGCAAGTACATCGGAGCGCAGATCCCGAAGGGGCAGAACATCGACGACATCTACCCCTACTGCAAATGGATCGGAGACACCTCGAAGTTCGACCAGTATCTGTTCATGAAGCAAACCCACACCTTAACCAAAGACGAGATGGCCAAGCTGATCGACGGAACGATCAGCGAGTGCAAGGAACAGGGGATCGAGACCCTCCCGCCGGACGAGCTGGCGGTGATCATGAGCAAATGGGGGAAGAATGACGGGAGAATGCAAGCTTTGCCACCGGACCGGTGAGATGGAAGTGCACCACATGCTCCACGGATCCGGACGGAGGAAACTGGCAGACAAGGACGGGCTCACCTGTCTCCTGTGCCGGAACTGCCATGCCAGGCTTCACGATCAAGGGATCGGGGATCTGGAACTCCAGATGGAAGGCGAGCGGCTCTGGCTGAGCAAGACAGGCAAGACGATAGAACAGTTCCGTGAGAGGTACGGAAAGAACTACTTACAGGAGGACTTATGAACAAGATCATTCTGATCGGAAACCTTACAAGAGACCCGGAGCAGGTCCGGACGACGGCCAACGGGATGGACGTCTGCAACTTTACTATCGCTGTTGACCGCAAGGGCTTCAAGGGCGCGGACAAGGTCACGGACTTCTTCCGGATCAGCGCATGGGGCAAACAGGCCACGGCCTGCCACAACTTCCTCAACAAGGGGAAGAAGGTCTGCGTGGTCGGAGAGCTGCAGGCGAAGATCTCCGAGGGCAAGGACGGCACGAAATACATCAACCTCGATGTCCGCGCTGACGAAGTCGAGTTCCTGAGCCCGGCACACGCTGCAGAAGCGCCAGCCGCTCAGGTGGATCCGAACACCTTCACCGACATCCCCGCCGAGGATATGCCGTTCTGAGGAGCAACCGATGCCGAACAGGATTATCAAAGAATCGATCAAAACATCTGTCGAGATAGATTCCCTGTCTTGGTTCGAGGAAGTCTGCTTTTACCGCATCCTGGTGACCGTGGACGATTACGGGTGCATGGATGGAAGAACTACCGTGGTTCGCAACCAACTGTTTCCGACAAAGGACAGTGTGACTTCTAAATCGATAGAAACTGCACTGTCAACGCTGGAGACGAAAGGTCTGATCCGCAAGTATTTCCACGAAGGGCATCCCTACATCTTCGTCACCAATTGGGAAAAGCACCAGCGCATCAGGAACCGCGAACGGAAGTTCCCTGACCCTGATGAGTGCCCTTCAGAGGACTTGTCAGCAACTCGCGGTCAATTGACAGCAACTCGCGGTCAATTGTCAGCAACTTGCTGTCAATTGTCAGCAGATTGCGGCCTAGAATCCAATCCAATCCAATCCGAATCCGAATCCAATCCAAAGGGGCAAACTCCGTTTGCCGTCGCCCTGGATGAGTTCCGGAAATATCGCAAGCAGATCGGGAAGAAGCTGACCCCCAAGGCTGAGACCATGCTGCTGAACGAGCTGGAGAAGATCTCCGGAGGGGATGAGGAGACCAAGATCAAGATCCTCGACAGATCAATCATGAACGGGTGGACAGGCGTGTTCCCCCTGAAAGAGGACAGACACGGCAAGAAGGACTACGAACAGCACGACTACAAACCGGGAGAGCTGGACGCTCTGCTGGTGGACCTTGACAAATAAACATCAGGAGGAGAAAACCAATGAAAACCATGAAAGTGAGACTGACCTTCACCGAGAGCATCCTGGGCACCTGCCCGAACGACCCCGAGATCTACCGCTCGTACATCGGATCCAAGTCACCTGACGCGGCGACCATCGACGAGGAAGTCGAGGCGCTGGGCGCTGATGTGGTAGCAGAGCAGCAGATGACCGTGTTCCCGACGCTGGAAGACGGGACCCCGTTCCTGTATGACTACCAGATCAAGGGATTCTTCAAGGACACCTGCGGCGGCCTCCGGAAGGTGAGCGGCACCCGGTCTTCCAAGATCAAGGCGTACAAGAAGGAGATCGACAAGCTGATCTTCCCGTTCCCGCGTAAGATCCCGTTCCAGGGCGTGGAGGAGATCGGCGAGTGCCAGCGCCCGCTTCGGGCACAGACGGCACAGGGCGAGCGTGTGACGCTGGCCATGTCTGAGGAGATCCCCGCCGGCGCTCAGGTGGAGTTCGAGATCACGATGCTGGACGACGGCTACGAGGACACGATCCGCGAGTGGCTCGATTACGGCAAGTTCAGCGGGATCGGCCAGTGGCGGAACGCTTCGCACGGACGGTTCACATGGGAGGAGCTCTAAGCTTCTCCCTCCCCGCGATGGATGTGATTTGCCACGCAAAGGCTCAGACCGGCGATGACGAGCCGTGGAACGGCAGGGGATGGCACGGCGTGGGCATTGTATCGAGACGCCGAGCATAGAATGGCATAGCGTCGCTTTGGAATGGCATTGTCACTAATAGCAGGGGCGTAGCTGTGAGCCGCGTGGGCAAGGCTGTGAGAAGAACAGCATCGGAAAAGCGTAGCTTTGAACAGCATCGGCGGGGTGACGATTGCGGACGAACCGCGATGGCAAAGTGCGGCATTGCGACGCGATGGTCAAGCGAGGCAATGCAATGGATCAGCGCCGCATAGCAGAGCATCGGCAATGAATGTCCTTGTGCAGTATAGGAACGGCCTTGCGTTGGACCTGAATCGCCGTGATGTGTAGGCGCAGCGTCGGAGAAGCAAAGCATGGCTGGGTGACGGATTTGATTCGCATTGCGGCGAGCCGAATGCGATGGCCCTGAGACGATATGCCACGGAAGTGCATAGCTACGGAACAGCGCGAATCTGAATAGCCTGGGAAAAGCATGGGTCCGCTGCGGGAAAGAGTAGCCGTGCAGTGGAACTGCAAGGACGTGCAAGGCTGTGGATGAGCAAAGCATGGCGGCGGTACGTTATGGTATGGATTGGCGTTGATTAGCTAAGGAGCTGCTGTGCGAAGGCGATGTTGCGAAACGCGAAGGTGTAGCGATGTTGCGAAACGCGAAGGTAAAGCAACGGATTGCGGAGGCGTGACATTGCGAAGCGGAGCAATGCGGGGGATCAGCTAGGACCGGCGAAGGCGAGGCGAGGATTTGCAAGGGCTCCGGTAAGCGATGCATGGCAAGGGTATTGGTTAGCATTGAACGGCTGGGGCACTGCATTGATACGGCCAGATCTGTTGAGTAAGATGCGCCGCGCTTGGCAGCGGCTGAGGAGAGCACGATGATCAGACGGAGGAGAACACTGCGGCAGGCTGAAAGCAAATGCTGGAGCTGCAAGCACTCCGTCCCGTGCATGGAGGAGCGCCGGGGATGTGAATGGTCCATCCTCGGCTCTCCAGTACGGGGATGGGAGGCAACGAAGACCGGCACATCGTACAGGGTGATAACCTGCCCCAAGTATGAGCCGGAGGAAACTGTGAACGAAAGGATCACGAGGGAGGAGGGGTTTGACAGGACATGAGCAGATTGATTGACGCTGACAAATTGCTGGAGAACAAATTCAAGAACGACATCAGTTGGAATGCGTTCGAGAAGCTGATCAAGAGACAGCAGACTGTTGACGCTGTGGAAGTGGTGCATGGGCATTGGGAAATTGCAATCGGATACGATCCGATGAAAGCGTTCCAATGTTCAGAATGCAGATTAATGTCATATGATCCGACAGAATTCTGTCCGCATTGCGGGGCAAAGATGGACAAGGAGGGCACGGTATGAGCTGCGGTAACTGCGACCATTTACATAATTGCCATAATCAGTGTATGGAACTCCCCAACGGTATGACCTGTGCCGTATGTGTTCATTTGAGACGATGCGCCGCTATTTTTGGTGTGAAGCCGGAGAACACCCATTGTGATTTCTACCCCATCCGCTTTAAGCTGCCTGACGATCCTGCTTTCATCAAGGATCACGGCTTGGATCGGAGGCAGATGAACGATAGGGCAAAAATGGCGCATCGTTCGACCCAACGCAATTTTAACGCTTCCAACACGTTGGATGCGTTGGAAACAGAGGTGACGGAATAATGGTCGCAAGTTAGTAGCAAGTTAGTAGCAAGTTAGTAGCAAGTTTGACGAGGTGACGGAATGATCAACGCATTTTTAACAATTCCAACGCGTTGGATGCGTTGAAAGAGGTGAGCAAATGAACAGCAGAGACAAGGGCAAGCGCGGGGAGCTGGAGGCAGCTGCCTTCCTCAGGGGCATGGGGTTCGACGGCGCGAGACGCACCGGGCAGTTCGCGGGATACACAGGCGAAGCGGACGATGTCACAGGCGTCGAAGGCCTGCATCTGGAGATCAAGCGCTGCGAGCAGATCAGGATCCTGGACTGGATCCGGCAGGCGGAGCGGGACAGTAAGCTGAGGGGGACGATCCCGGTGGTCATGTTCCGCCGGAGCAGGGAGCCGTGGTATGTATGCCTTCCCGCCGCGGACTTCTTCAGACTGTACAAGGGAGAAACCAATGGTAACCCATGAAGACCTCAAGCGGCTCCGGTCGATGAAGTTCACACTGGAGTCGAAGACAGAGAGGCGGGACCGCCTGCGCTCGTACATGATGGGGCATGCGGTGGTCATCGATGACATGCCTCACGCTCCGGCATGGAAGGATCCCATGGCGGAATACATGGCGAAGCTGGACGAGCTGGAGCGTGATATCGGCAAGACCATCCTGAGGCTTGAGTCGGAGATCCAGCGGATCGAGGCAGAGATCGAGACGCTCCAGCCGCGGGAACAGCTGATCATCCGGCTCAGGTACATCGACGGCCTCAGCTGGAGGAAGATCGCCGCGAGGACTCACTACGCGGAGCGGCACTGCAAGCGACTTCACAAGACCGCGCTGGAGATTTTGCGGGAATCGTGAACAATGTCACTTTTTGTCACTTCTACCCGTGCTATTATGGTAGCGTGGAAAGAGGCTGAAGGGGTCTTGCTTCTTGTTCATGTCATGGGTTTCCCTCCTTTGTCTGGGTGGAGGTGATCGCGATTCGCGTGATCACCCCCACTTTTTTTGACCCCCGGGGGTCTTTTGTGTACGAACAAAGCCGGAGCAGCGCTCCGGAACTGTTGGGTGGGATAAGCTCCGTAAAACACGACGGCGGGAGCGTGGGGCTTTTTAAAAAGACCGGAGGGGGTATTTCTGTGGCAAAAGACGGAGACTTCATCAAACCGGCCCCCTATCGTCCGGACAGGGCAGGCGGGCATCGGTACGAGTTTGAGAGAAACCGAAAGATCATATACGCGACACAGACGCACTGCGCGATCTGCGGTCAGCCCGTTGACTTTTCGCTAAAGGCACCTGACCCCATGGCCCCCAGCGTGGATCACATAATTCCAGTAGCAAAAGGTGGTCACCCCTCCGCCCTGGAGAACCTGCAACTGGCTCATTTGCGTTGCAATCGAGCCAAGGGAACTCGTTTAAAGGAACCTAAAGCGCCAGCACCGGTCTCCAACCGCTCGCTCGTGCTCTCGGCTGACTGGACGACCTTCTAGCGGGGGGTACCACCCCCTCCGCTCCCTCGCCTTGCG